TCATCCCGTCTTTCCAATTTCCTCATGGGACAGATTTGGGACTAAACCTCCGAAAATCGCATCAATTTGCCTCGCATGCTCAGTTAGATGGTTGGGTGCAAGGTGAGCGTATCTCTGTACCATTTCTATGCTCTCCCACCCTCCCATTTCCTGAAGTGCAGAAAGTGGAACCCCAGACTGTATCAGCCAGCTCGCCCAGGTGTGCCGCAAGTCATGGAAACGGAAATCATCAATGCCAGATCGTCTTAACGCCGCGCGCCACGCAGTGTTGGAATCGACTCGCATCTTCCTCACCGGGTCTTTGTGAACGAACACCCAGCGATGATGGTTTCCTATTTGTCTCCGCAGAACGGCGCAAGCGGTATCGTTGAGAGCGACACCAATTGCCCGTCCTGATTTGCTATCCTCTGGATAAATCCAGGCCACCTTCCTTTGCATGTCGATCTGCGACCATGTAAGATCGATGATGTTCGACCGGCGAAGGCCGGTAGTCAGCGCGAATTCCACGGTGGATTTAAGTGGCTCAGAACACTCATCAATAAGTCGCTGCGCCTGTGCTGGCTCAAGCCACCTGACGCGTTTATTTCTTTCCTGTGGCACCTTGATAACTGGTGACTTCTCAATCCATTTCCAGTCACGTTCTGCAGCACGCATTAGCGCTTTCATCAGCGCCAGGTGCTTTGCCTTAGTTGAAGTAGATACAGGCTCGGCCTTCCGTGGCTCAATCTCCACTCCCTTCCTGGCAAGAGCTTCAGCTCTTAGTGACCAACGTTCCTCTGCCTTCCTATTCGTCATCCTGCTGACGGCGGTGTAAATCTTTGCCTCAGTTATGTCCTTCAGCAAAACCCCTTCAAAATGCATGAGCCAGAATCCGATCCGGCCCTTATCTGCATCGAGTGATTTCTTATGCGCCTTTTCTTCCAGCCAGCGTAAACACGCCTCTTCAAATGTAACTTCCGGTAAATCTCCCAGCCGGTCTATTCTCCAAAGCTCAGCTTTTCTGCGGTCGTGCAACTCCTGCGCTTGGCGTTTGTCCTTAGTCCCAAGTGACTCCTTAATTCTTTTGCCGCTTGGCGACGTGTAACTGCCGTACCAGGTTTCCCCTCGGCGGAATAATGACATGCTGTTTTCTCCTCATGTGCATCATCCGCGCTCACCGGCACAGTGTGGATCGGATTGTTAAGCGCGGCAATACAGGCTTGGCGAGTGATTAGGTAGGGGGATTTTGTTTTTGATGGGTCTTTTCTTGTTGCCTGCAGTCTTCCAGAGCGTATCCAACTAGTCAGCGTTGGTGCTGATATGCCAAGGAAGTTACAGGCCTCACTTCGTGAAAGACTGTATTTGTCCATTGGCACCTACTGGATTGTGATGTTTGCCGTAGTGTGTGAGATAAGAGTTGATTGCTCGGCGACGAGCCTTACACCTGGCTTAACGATCTGCTCTAGAATCGCCATTTTACCGGAATATTCTTCATCATCAGCAGCCCCGAGGACTACGCAGCCTGGTTTACTCTTATTTACTTTTTGTGGTGTTGGTGGATTGCCTTCGCCTATTGGAATTAAATGCTCAGGCTTAAAAGCTCCCCATCCATTTGATTTAGCACCATGAATGCCATCAATAACAACGGAGACATCCCCTTCGCATACCCATATTGGGTAATTAGCACAGTTAACTAATGAGTGGGTGTTTACATTAAATCCGCTATCCGGCGGGCATAGAAACATAAGGGTGACAACTTTCCCTTCGTTCTCCCTATCTCCGTCGTTAACTATCGCAATCACCCCAGGAGCAAGTTCAATTTTCATTTCCCACCCTCCGGTGCTGCTGCAAGCAAGCCATCAATCACTTCCATTGTGTTTTCACACTCATTGATTGTTCTTTCCTTGTAATTGCCGCCATCACTCAGGATGGCGTAAGTTCTGCATAGATCAATAAGTCGCGATGCCGTGGTCAGGCAATCAACCGGAACCAACTTGTAACCGCTACTTACAGGTTGAGCCAGCATTGCGGCGCGGCAGGCGTTCCAGCCATTCATAAACCCAGGATCGAACACATCAGCATCGGGGTCGCGCTTCATTTCCTCCGGCACTGCTGGCGCTTGCGGGGCGGTGTAGAGCGGAATCACCGCATCACCCATCTGCTCAGACCAAGTAACCAGGCTTTTTTCGCCTTCCTTTGCGTATGCTAAGGTTTCTTCGCTTGCGTACAGCACCGGCTGCACCTTTCGGTTAGCAAGCAGTTCTGCAGTTACATCGTGCAGCGCGGATAAAATCGTATCTACGAACGTGTGATGCATGATTGTTTCGCCGCTGCTGGTCACCGCCGCGCATCCGCTTATTTGTTGCAGTCGAATCGCCAGCTTTGCAATTTCTGCCATGCGTTCAGTCGTTAGTGTCCGTGTCATGATACAACCTCCAATCCGCTAACTTTCCCACCCTCGATAGCTTGGTAAATCGCCGCGATTAGTTCATGCGGCTGGTAGCCATCCGGCATGGCTTGTTCAATAGCAACCAGCGCTGAGATAGATTTTTGCTTCGCCTCATTATCTCGATCGGTGAGAATGTCGTTGCACAGAGAAACACAATCGCGGCAGATACGAATTCCCCCGGGCCCACCAATTGTTTGATTATTGGGCTTTCGAGCATTGCAGAATGCGCAGGGCGCACCGTCATCAAGAACCGTATGTTCTGGGTATTTTACGAATTTCAAACCTTCAATTGCAGTCATCCTACTCATCCCCCTCGATTTTTAACCCAGCGGCGCGCACCCGCTCATTAACGCGATCAGCATGCATTACTGGCACTGCGTGTCCGCTTACTTTGACGAACAGCACATCAGGCAACCGCACCGGCGTAGCCAGCTTGGCGCGTAGCTCTGCAACCGTTTCAGCGTGGCTATCTACGATGTTCGTGATTTCTGCTTCCAGCTCGGCGATGCGCTTCTTGTCATCGTTGCTCATGATAATCAGATGCTTGTTCGCATCCTGTGCCTTCTGGAATTTACCGGCGTATTCGGTGGCGATGACCTCCAGCTCGCCAATTCGCTTATCCTTCGCTTCAAGCTCTGCCAGCAGGGCGGAGACGTAATCTTGCGAGTAGAGTTGATAAATTCCCTTTGGTAGCAACTCTGCCGCTGGCAGTTTCTTTATCGCGATCCGATATACGTCATCGCGCTCAGGCGCTGCGTAAATTTCCGCCACCGGCTTGCTCAGTTCGCTCAGCTTATTGTCCATGACTGTAGTCCTTCAGGTAGTCCAGAAGCTTCAGGATTGCCCAGCAGTAGAGGCTGAACAGTAATCCTGCGAGGAAGTACGACCCGAACCCGGAAGCGGTTACTGTAACCACCTTGATCTGCAGGATTGCCACCACCAAAATCAAAATGCGAATTACGCCGATTAACGTGCTCATAATGCTTTCTCCTGGGCCTCGGCCCGCTCTGTTCTATATGCGGCAATCTCTTTGGCCTTTCTGTTCTGGCGTGCAGATGGCTTTCCTTTGTCGGCGAAATAGACTGTGCGTATTGTCGATGGCCAGCCTGACATCTGCTTTCTATTGCTCAGCCATACCGGCATGCATAACAACCGGCGAGCCGCTCTGTTGCTCTTACGCTTAGCCATGCTGGGACTCCAAATATGCTGCTATGAAGACTTTTGCCGCTTCCGCGTTGATGGCATTGCCATAGGCGCGCAGTCGTCCCACTCTTGCGGTAGCCCCATTAACCAGCGGGAATGAGCCGGGTCTAACTGGCCGCCACTTTTCATCCCGGCAGAGCAACCAGTCAGCATCTCGCCAGAAGCCGTTAGTCGCCTCGGGATTGGCTGCATCAATTCTGTGTATGGCGGGGCGCTGAATATCAGATAGGGCGCATCCTTCAGATCGCTGCGATAGCTTCCTTCCGACAGCGGATCTGGTTCCTGAATATGTTGGTATGGTTATCGCCGGTCAGTAATCACAAGGGGCTTCGGCCCCTTATTTTTTGGAGGGCGCATGTCGAAAACAATGCTCTACAAGCCGGGCACGATGATCACCTGCGGAAGATTCAATCTTGATTACGTGATTGTTGATGATGGTGATGTGTCCAGTCATCTGGCATCTGGCTGGAAGGTCCATCCTGATGAAACTGAATCTGCAGAACCCGAAAGGAAGAAACCAGGACGCAAGTCTAAGGTGGTAGATGATGGCGAAAACAAAGGGTGATTTAGTTCTCAAGGCCTTGCGAAAAGCTGGACTGTATTCAAATGCCACGCTGACAGACGCCGATCCCCAAGCCATCGAAGACTCAATTGTTGACCTTGAAGACATGATGGCCAAGTGGCAAGTGAAAGGTATCGAGCTTGGATACCTGTTTACTGAGCAGCCGCTTCCTGATGACGACTCAGGAATCCCAGCATGGGCCAATGATGGCGTGTCGCTAAAGCTCGCTGTGCAGATGTGCCTCGATAACGTAATCCAACCATCGCCTGAGCTTCTATCCCAGGCCGACGAATCGTACCAATCAATCTGCATCGCATTAACCACGGTGCCGACACTTGAGCGCAGGAATGACATGCCTCGAGGTAGTGGCAATAAAAATACATTCACCTGGAATCGCTTCTACATCCAGAAAGATGACTCTGCAATGTGAGGTCTAAATGCCAATCCAAAAGCTGCCATTAGCCAAAGGCCTTGGCAAAGACTACCGCAATGCTGATTACGTCGATTTGCTGCCTGTAAACATGCTGGCGACTCCGAAAGAAGTCCTGAATGCATCAGGGTATCTTCGCTCTTTCCCCGGCGTAGCGAAGCGCTCAGACGTTTCTGGGGTGTCTCGCGGCGCGGAGTACAACACGGTAGAGAACATTCCATATCGTGTAGCCGGAGAGAAGATTTACAAAGGGAACTCAGAGCGCGGGAGTGTTTCTGGAAGTCAGCGCGTAAGCATGGCACACAGCGCTACTAGTCAGGCGGTGGCAGCCAACGGCGTCATGACGCTTTATCGATACGATGGCACGAATAAAACCCTGCAGAACTGGCCACCCAACGTAGGTGGAACTGAATATGCTCAATACGACATTGGCAGTGTTAAAGATATCTGCCGGGCGCGTGGGCGCTATGTCTGGGTTAAGGATGGCACTCAGACCTTCGGCGTAACAGACCTGGAGGAAGAATCTCACCCTGACCGATTCCGTCCATTCTATACGGCAGAGAGCCAGCCAGATGGCATTATTGGGTGTGGCGTGTGGCGTGACTTCGTCGTGATATTTGGCAGCAGCACTATCGAGTATTTTTCTCTGACTGGAGCTGCAGATACATCAGCGGCAATTTACGTAGCCCAGCCATCACTGATGGTGCAGAAGGGAATTGCCGGTACTTATTGCAAAGCTGAATTCATGGACTCGTTCGCCTTCATTAGCCATCAGTCTACTGGCGCTCCATCCATCTACATGATTAACAACGGACAAGCTTCGCAGATTGCCACTGCGACAGTGGAGAAAGTGCTGCGTAGCTACACGGCTGAAGAGCTGTCTACTGGCGTGCTGGAATCTATTCGGTTTGATAGCCATGAGCTGCTTATCGCCCATCTACCTCGCCACGTCCTGTGCTATGACGCCTCCGCCAGCCAAAGCGGTCCGCAATGGTGCATCCTGAAGACCGGCCTATTTGATGACGTGCATCGTGCCATTGATTACGTGTTTGAAGGTAATCAGGTAACGGTTGGCGATAAGTTAGAGGCTGTCACCGGCGCGCTTAAATTTGACTCATCCGCTCAATACGACAAGCAGCAGGAACATATTTTATATTCACCACTAATAAAGGTAGATAATGCCTTAATTAACGACCTTGAATTAGATACGTCAGGTGGGGTGTGTGATAGAATAGAAAGAATATTTATATCCGCAACTACCGATGGAATAAACTACGGGCGCGAGCAAATGATTGTTCTGCAAGCTCCATTTGTATATGACAATCGCGTTTTATGGCGAAGAGTTGGAAGGGTTCGGCGTTTAATTGGTTTTAAATTCAGAGTAATTGCAAAAGGTCCGGTAACGCTTTCTGACTTGTCATTTCGCATAACATAAATCGAAACATCAGGAGTAGATATGTTGAGTGAAGATGTAAAAGATGTTGTTGGGTATGAGGGGCTTTATGCAGTAACCCGCGATGGTAGAGTTTACTCTCACTCTAGAGTGGTAAACACATGCCACGGAGCCAAGAGGTTGATGAAGGGTAGATGGTTAAAGCCTGCAAAGGATGGTGGCGGCTATCTGTTTGTTGGTCTCTGTAGTGACGGAGATGTTAAGCCAAAGAAAATACACAGATTGGTAGCTGAGGCGTTTATTGAAAATAAAGACGCAAAGCCATACATTAATCATATAGACAACAACAATCAGAATAACTGCGCAGATAATCTTGAGTGGTGCACTCAGCATGAAAACATGCAGCATTGCTCTAGGAGTGGAAGAGTTAAAATACCTCGGCATCTTGGAGGTGATCATCCAATGTCTAAATTAATCGAGAGTGACGTAATAATTATAAAGAACGACGTTACCACTCCAATTAGTGAACTGGCAAAGAGGTTTAACGTTACCGTCCAAGCTGTCCATGCCATTAAAAAAGGCAAAACATGGAGGCATGTAAATGGCTGATGATGGATTGAAAGAGCCGGTAATCATCCAGGCAACGCGCATCGATGCTACGCTCCTTCCTCGCAATATCTTCTCCCAGCCTTACCTGCTTTACGTTATTCAGCAGGGAACTGACCTGGGAAACGTGGCTGGAAAGGCAAACGAAGCGGGGCAAGGAGCCTGGGATGCTCAGAAGAAGAACGATGAGCAGGATTTGGTGCTGGCAGACCACGAAACCAGGATTGAGGCAGCAGAGCAAACGCTCATCAACCATGAGCAGCGCATCACTGCCGCTGAAGCGACCTTGGTTGACCACGAAACAAGAATCGCTGCCGCAGAAGCTGAGTTGGCAGACCACGAAACGCGGATTTCTGCCAACGAAGCAGAGCTCGCCGATCACGAAACACGCATCACCCAGAACACAACGGATATCGCAGGCCTTACAGGTCGCATGGCAACGGCAGAGGGGAATATAACTACCTTGCAAGCGACCGCTGCGAATCACACTTCAAGAATATCTGCGCTTGAGTATGCAACGACGCGCAAGAAGTCTGAGGTGGTTTACAGCGGTGTTTCACTTGTCATACCTACCACTGGAGCAAACCTTGTCACCCTGCTTAAGGCGCTAACGCCTACCAGCGGAACACTTGCCCCATTCTTCAACACAACAACAGACAAGCTTGTTGTTTACAACGAAAACAAGACTGTCAATTTCAAGTTGTCATTGATTGGGTCGTGGCCTGGCGGAACGACAAACCGTTCTATTCAATTAACGTTCTCCGGGGCAGTACCTGACACGTTGGTTAACAGCAGGAACGTGGCCACAACCACAGATAACGTATTGCTGGCGACGTTCTTTAGCGTTGATGCTGGCGGTTTCCTTGCAACTAACGGTAGCACTATGACGATTCAATCAAATGGCGCTGCGTTTACGGCCACGTCTATCAAGATAATCGCGGAGCAATGATGATTGAATTCAAACCAACGCGAAACATCGACCTGATTGAAGCCGTGGGAAACCATCCCGACATCATCGCTGGCAGTAACAACGGTGACGGATTCGATTATCAACCCGGACATCGTTATTTCGAGGTGCATGTGCATGGCCAGTTTGGCGGCATCATCTACTTTCACGAAATCCAGCCGCTGACCTTCGACTGTCACGCGATGTACCTGAAAGAGGTGCGAGGGTTCAGCCATAAAATCGGCTTGGCATTCTGGCGATTCATCCTGGCGAATTTTAACGTGCAATGCGTTACATCATTCGCCGCGCGCAAATTCCGACATGGGCAGATTTACTGCACGATGCTCGGCCTCAAGCGCGTCGGCACCATCAGGAAATACTTCAAAGGCGTTGATGACGTCACTTTCTATTCCGCTACTCGCGAAGAGCTGACGGAGTTCCTGGAACAGCACTCCAAATAGGAATCACGCTATGTTTGATGTTTTTGAAAACAGCCGCTGCGGAAACTCCAAGCGGATGAAAGAAAGCCGCATGCGCAAAGGTGGCAAAGGTGGCGGCAATAACGGCGCTGGCGCTGCAGCGGATGCAACGAAATACGCCGCTGACCTGCAAAATCAGCAGTTTGAGCGCATCATGGGCAATCTGGCGCCATTCACTCCACTGGCTCAGCAATATATCGGCCAACTGCAAAACCTCTCCACACTCGGCGGCCAGCAATCAGCACTGAACGATTATTACAACTCCGGCCAATACAAAGACCTCGCCAATCAGGCGCGATACCAGCAACTGGCATCAGCAGAGGCAACCGGTGGTCTTGGCAGCACCGCTACAAGCAACGGCTTGGCGACAATCGCTCCTACGCTGGGGCAAAACTGGCTTTCAGGCCAGATGAACAACTACAACAATCTGGCCAACATCGGCCTTGGCGCGCTGCAAGGGCAAGCAAACGCCGGTCAGAACTTCGCTAATAGTGCAGGCCAGCTATCCATGCAAGGTGCTGGATTGGCTGCAGCAGCCGGTAATAGGCCGTCGTCGTTCCAGCAAGGAATTGGTGGCGGTGCTTCTGGTGCATTGCTTGGCGGAGGTATTGCCAAGTTGATTGGCTCATCCACTCCATGGGGTGCGGCGATCGGCGGTGGTTTAGGATTGCTAGGGGGGCTTGGATTCTAATGGCTACATGGCAAGAAAGTAATGGCGGCGGGTTGCTGGCTGGCATTGGCCGTCAAAATATCAACGCGCCACAAGCCAGCGACATTAACACCACGTTAGGCCTGATCCGCGACAACAATGATATCGCTCGCTCCGGCGCGAACAACGTTGCACTTACCGGTCTGCGCGGGTTGGCTGGTGTCGCTGACATCTACAACCAGCAACAGCAACAGCAACGCCAGCAGGCGTTTCAGCAGCAATATGCCAATGCTTTCAAATCTGGCGATCGTAATGCAATGCGCGACCTGGCAGCGCAATTCCCTGATCAGTTTGAGGCAGTGCGCAACGGCATGGGATTTATCGATGATGACCAGCGTAACACCATCGGAAATCTGGCTACTCGTGCGCAATTAGCATCATCACAAGGCCAGGCAGCGTTCGGAAAATATCTCGTAGATAATGCTGCTGATATGCAGCGAGTTGGTTTAAATCCGGTAGATGTAGCCGCTATGCAGCAGCAAGATCCGAAAGGCTTCTCTGACTTTGCAGGAAATCTGGCTCTATTCTCCCTTGGGCATGATAAGTATTTCGACGTACTCGATAAGCAGCAGGGGCGCAGACTGGAGCAAGGGAGGCTGGATGAAACCGTCCGCAGCAATCAGGCGAGCGAAGCCAACATGATTCGTGGGCAGAACATCACGATGCGCGGCCAGGATATTAGCGCACAGAACTCAATGCGCAGCGCCGGCGGCGCAGTTCCAGCCAGCGTTAGAGAATATCAGTACTTCAACAGCCTTTCCCCTGAACAGCAGCAAACATATCTGCGAGTCAGGGGGCGTCCAGGCGGTGATGCTGATAACACCGTGCAGTTATCTGACGGAAGAACCGTAACCGTGTCAGGGAAGTTGCACGGTCAAGGTGCCAATGCCTTCTATGAAGGCAAGGATGATAACGGGAATATGGTTCGAGTGCCTGCCAGCGCAATCTCAGCCCCGCCAACATCTGCAGCAAACGCGCAAAACTACGCGATGCGTAAAGATATTGACGCGATCGCCAATGCCGATGCTAGCCAGCTTGGCTTCATGACTGGCGTTACTGGTGGGGCAGGGACACCATCTGTTGACGCGGAATTAAGGAGCAGGCTTCCAGGAAATAAAGATCAGCGACAACTTTATAATGCATCAAGACGCATTCAAGGTCGCATGCAGAACCAAGGCGTAGCTGCAGCAAGGGATATGGGTGCGAGCGGGATTAATACAGTTGCAGAGGCGAAAATGTACTTCCAGGGCATGCCACAGGTTGACTACTCAAGCCCTGCATCTATGCAACAGTCTTTGCGAGATATCCAAGAATATACCGACAACTACAATCAGCAATACCAAGTAAATGTTGGCGGTAAACGTCAGCCATCAAGTCAACAGGCAGCAACAACTCCTGCAGGAACTCACACCACTAAATCAGGCATTCAGTTTAAGGTGGAATGATGAAAGTTACGGCAAATGGGAAGACGTTTACGTTCCCTGATGGCACCAGCACTGATGACATCGGATCTGCCATTGATGAATACTTTGCTGGGCAAACAACCCCTGCGCAACAGAGCTCGACACTAGAAACACCTGCCGCTCAGCCGACCAATCCAGTAAATAATGCTCCCACAATGCTGGATAATGCAGAGCAAGCAGCGCGTGGCTTGGTCAATATCCCATTCGACGTTCTGCAGGGCGGTGCAAGCCTAATTAACGCCATCAGCCAAGGGCTAGGAGGCCCAAAGGTTCTTGATGATGTTTACCGGCCTGTAGACCGACCTACAGACCCATATGCGCAAGCTGGTGAGACTATTGGCGGCTATTTAACTCCTGGGCTAGGCATGGCAGGAAACATGGCACTTGGTTCGCTAGCAGAAGCAGGCAACCAAGATGGCGATTTTGCTCAAAATGCCGCGACTAATGCGGCAGTTAACCTTGGCGCGCAAGGTTTATTGTCTGCAGCAGCAAAGGGAATTGGCCGAGGAATTACTGCGGTTAGAGGCGAGATTGCTCCGGAGGCAAGGCAGGCGATAGACTTTGCAGAGAAGAACAACGCTCCATTGCTGACAACGGATGTCGCCCAGCCTGGAACTTTCGCTGGTCGTTCTGCTCAGGCTCTCGGGGAAAAGATTCCGGTTACTGGCACAGGTGCGGTTCGTAGGGGTCAGCAGGAGGCCAGAAGTCAGTTAGTGCAAAACTATGCGCAGCAGTTTGATTCTGCCGCTCCAGAGGAAATAGTTAGCAGCCTTCAGCGACAGACTAACAAGGTGAAGAAAGCAGCAGGCCAGCGCCTAGCCCAGGTTAATGACGCCATGCAATCCATCGGCGCTATCAACCCTGTGCAATCAGTTGCAGCTATTGATAAAGAGATTGCTAACTTATCAAGGCTAGGTTCGGCGGCTGACTCCCAAACAATCGCCAAGCTTCAAACGTACAGGGATGAGCTTAGCAAAGGTGCTGATTTTGGCCTGCTAAGGGATCTCAGGACGCAATTCCGGCAGGATGTCAAAGGCGATAGAGTAGCATGGCCAAACCAGTCACAAGCCGCTGTAAACCGGGTTTACTCATCCATAACTGACGACATCAATCGCTCGGTAACTGACAACCTTGGAGCTCAAGCCGCATATCGATACAAGCAAGCAAATGCCGTATATGCTAATGAAGCGCAGCTGGTAAACAACACTCGGTTAAAGAATGTCCTTCAGAAAGGAGAGTTAACACCAGAAGTTGTTAACAACCTGCTGTTTAGCAGCAAGCCAAGTGAAGTTAAGCAACTTTATGGATCGCTTGATGCCAGGGGAAGAAATGCTGCAAGAGCATCAGTTATCGGTAAGGCCTATGAGAAATCTGGTGGTAGCCCGGATAAGTTCCTGAATGAGGTAAATAGGCTATCATCTCAGACTGGAATATTGTTCAAAGGCTCTGATAGACAATATCTTAATGGGCTGACTAAATACCTAGACCAAACGCGAAGAGCCTCTCGCGCCGGAGCGGTGACACCAACAGGGCAGGAGCTATTTCAGATAGCCGTTCCTGCAGGCGTGGCAACAGATGTAATAGGAACTGGAGGGGTTGCCACCGGTGCTGCTCTTAGTTATGGGGCGCTGGCAAGGGCATATGAGAGCAGGGTGTTCAGGAATGCAATGCTCAAGCTGGCTAACACCAAGGTCGGTACGCCTATGTATGAGCAAGTTATTGGCCAAGCAGCTGATGCTGCATCTGTCATTTCTCGTGGGTATTCTTCGGACGGCCAGTAAATTTCTTTCGATATCCACGAAGTCTTGCATCTTCAATGATAGAAATAACAACCCAAGCAACCAATGCTATTCCTATCCAATTCAATATCCACATAAAAACCTCCGCCATGGATGGCTGTTTTTTGACTTATGGTTGTTTAGACATCATTTTTCTAGATATATCTAACTGCTCCTTGGAGAACTTGATGAAATTTTCATCTCCTGTCTGTATGTAAGAATCAAGCATGACTCCAGATAAATCGAGAGTGCGAGAGATTGCATCAGCATAATTTAGAGATTGGTCTATTGGCTGCCCACGCTCCAGGAAGGAAAGGTTGGTTGATTGAGCCTCTTCACTGATTCGATGAAGACTTTTAGTTGCCTCTAACAGCTCCTTGCGAACGGGAAGCATTAAGCTCCTATTGTTTCCTCTCTCAACATACATGGTTAGTGAGCGTATCTTTCCAGATATCATCAGCAATTCCTTGTCGTAAGGGGATGCAGACATAGTAGAAAAGCTTGCAAATAGTAATGCGATAGGTAAAAGCCTTTTCATTCTGAGTCCTTTTCATTCATGTTCTTCAGTGTTTCCATGAGCGCCCTCTTAAACCTGTCAGCCTCCTGTTGGGCAAGGTGCTCAACGGATCGCGGTTTTTTATCTTCGTCTATAGCCGCTTGTAGGATCATGACAATCTCAGAATTAAGTGATCGCCCATTCTGTTCTGCCCTGGCGGTTAGTGCTTCTTTCAGCTTCTCTGGCATTCTAACGCCGTACGGAGCAATGTTGCGCATGCCTTTCATATTTCTACACCGTGTAATTTTTCTACACAGTGTAGAGAAAAAAAATTTGACTGAATATTCTCACCGTGTATATATTATGACTACACCGTGTTATGAGGAGGGCAAGATGAAAGGCATGCGCAACATTGCACCAACGGGGATAAGGATCCCGCAGGAGATAAAGGATGCATTAAAGGAAAGGGCCGCCAGGGAGGGTAGGTCGCTCAACTCTGAGATAATAAGGATTTTATCTGCCAGCGTGAAAGGTTGAAGCCCCAACTGCAGCAACAGTTAGGGCTTCGTTATCGAACAAACCGCTAGGAATATCGACATGACAATTATAGCAACTCTTGAAGCAGTTAGCACTCAGTCTGTGCAGTTCCACGGACAGCCAATCATTACTGCCATGGCGTCAGGCGTTGCCTATGTGGCGATGAAGCCAATCGTTGAGAATCTTGGCCTTGATTGGCCGACTCAGCATCGCAAGCTTTTGAGCAGCAATGGCAAATTCAACCATTGTCATATGACCATGGTTGCCATGGATGCGAAGATACGTGATGTTCTCTGCATCCCACTCAGGAAGCTCAATGGCTGGCTGTTCAGCATCAACCCTGCCAAAGTCCGGGCTGATATTCGGGATAAGCTGATCTCCTATCAGGAAGAGTGCTTCACCGTTCTGCATGACTACTGGACGAAAGGCTCAGCCGTCCGCAAGCCTGAAACCACTGTAGATGACCGCACCCCGCTGCGCGGCATAGTAAACCGCATCATGGGCAAGTACGGCATGACTTACCAAGCGGTCTATAAGCTTGTACATAAAGAATTCGGCGTTCGCCATATCGATGAGTTGTCACCAAAACAAACATCAGAAGCTATTGAGTACCTAGCCACAAAAGCCATTGAAGGCGAATTTATGGGGCGAGAGGACTCAGCTGATTATGGCAGCTCATTCACTGAAGAAGAGTTATGCATGCTTTGCTGGATGTGGAATTACTCCGCATACATGATTGAACACATGAGAGATGTTCAGCCAATTCTCAAAGCCGCAGAACACAGACTGGCAGGTGCTTACGTTTCAATGCCGAATGAAGCTCAGAGGGTAGGTGATGCTGTCCTTGAGTTCCTGAAAGATAGAACCGCGCACATTAAACCAAGCCTATTCAATGACTGGAGAGTTCTTGAAAGGATGCGAAGCGACTACCTAAGACTCGCTTAAGATTATATGGCCCGGCAATAACGCCGGGTTTTTCATGCACATAACCCAATCGATCGTCAGCGCCGATCAATATCAAGTTATTGATCTGTAGTTCCAATTTGATGATTTACCCACCGATTAGTAGTGTCGTGCATAGCAGTACAAAAGGTGGAAAAAATGAGATGGAATCGCCGTAACGCCTGGCTTGCAGTCGTAGCATTTTGCTTAGCATTCTGGGTAATGATCATTCTAATAATTCACTACATGCAACAGCATCCAACACCAGGGCCCGGCTATCCAGTCGGGCTTTTTTTATACCTAAAAACCACCGCAGGCGCGACCTGTGGGGATTTCGCACGCCTGGAGAAAATAAATGGCCGATATCTTCCCTGATATTGGTAAGCGCCCTATTGCTGAGATCAAGCCTCTTGAAGTGCTCAGTACGCTGCGCAAACTCGAAAAGCGAGGTGTGCTCGATAAGCTGCGTAAAATCCGCCAGGCCTGTAATCAGGTGTTCCGCTATGCCATTGTTACCGGCAGAGCCGAAACAAACCCAGCCTCAGAATTGGCGAGCGCGCTGACCGCACCTAAATCTACCCATTACCCCCATCTGCTCGCTGATGAACTCCCTGATTTCTTACAAGCCCTTGCTGCGTATTCTGGTAGCCCGATAACCCGACTTGCTACTCGAATTCTGATGTTGACCGGCGTTCGTACCGTCGAACTCCGCCAGGCTGAATGGAAAGAGTTTGATTTCGATAAGCGTGTTTGGGAAGTCCCGGTCGAAAGGATGAAGATGCGTCGCCCGCATCTGGTCCCGCTATCCGATCAAGTTATGGCATCACTCCGTGAAATTCAGGCGGTGACGGGCCGTTACAACCTGGTTTTCCCTGGCCGTAACGACATTACGAAACCGATGAGTGAAGCGAGTATTAATCAGGTGCTGAAACGGATTGGGTATCATGGGAAGGCGACAGGACACGGTTTCCGGCACACGATGAGTACTATCCTGCATGAACAGGGCTATAACACGGCATGGATCGAATTACAGCTTGCGCATGTGGATAAGAACACCATTCGTGGCACTTACAACCATGCACAGTACCTGGAGCAGCGTAGGGAGATGTTGCAGTGGTATGGAGATTATGTGGATGCGTTAATGAATGGGATAGTGTTATCCGAATCTTTTGGGAAAACAGGATGACTCAAGGAGATGCCGGGCCATTGTAATGGCCCGGCATCTCCATCCACGATTACTCTGGTATTCCGATGACAATTTCACCAGCATTAAACCAGTCTTGGTTTATCACGAATTGGCGAACTTGTTCCGGTGACGTTGCATAGGCCACGAGAGCCAGGCTTTGCTGCGCCCTGCTGCAGGTAACGTAGAACAGTCGGCGAACCGCTTCAACCGAGGGATCGGCCACGCTTTTCGCCCCGAAAAGGTTCTCATATTTGAACATAAAACCCCGGGCTTCTTCATCGTCCATAATGACCATCACTCTCTCAAATTCCAGCCCTTTCACGCCTTGGTGCGTATCGAAAGGCGCTTTTCCAGATACGTAGGATGCAAATTTCTCGACCTGAGAGAAGGGTGCAAGTAAAAACTCGCCTATCGCCGCTGTACGCTCAGTCTGGTGGTCGGCATCACTTTCATCGACATGCGGTGTTACGTTAGATGGCGTATTATCGCTCGTTACGCTGAGCAGCAGAGATTCAGGAATAGGCAACAGCGCGCTATCCGCTACGAAACGAAGGACATCGCCAAGCGAAGGATCAGCACCCTGTGCGAACAGCGTCATAAGGCGTTCCAGTGCTGCCGATGCTAACTTCAGTTGCGAGCGTTGATCTGTTGCGTATTGCAAGGCATCTGGGCTGACTAGCGACGATCGTTTTTTTAGAATTCTGGCGATGGCAAAACGGTCTTCGGCAAACTTTGCCTGAATTAATGGCAGCATCTCATCAGTAAAGAATCGAACGCAGGGCAAAGATCCATCGAGAAGATTGGTTCGCCAACTTTTCACGCTATACAAAGGGGCAAACAACTCTAAAAAGCCTAACCGACTGGCGGCCATGTGGTGCTCCAATGTGAGGCATTTGCAGAGTGCCAAATTCCGCCATTGTTCATCATCGGCAACATCGGCCATATGCATCGCAATTTTTCGCTCGGCAGCAGGTTTATCAACGGTATGACTAGGAAGGACGAAAAGCCTCACGCTGCCTTCAAGGCTGTTGGTTCGTGGCCGTTGTACCTGTTTGTCCACTGCGCTACGTACGGCGTTAATTAATTTTACGATGCGTTTTGGGCAACGGTGATTCATCTGTTTTCCGGGGGTTGCCCAGTCGGCAGGCAGATTGTTATCCAGTCCGTCTTTACCATCGCTATAAATACGCTGCATCATGTCACCAATCAGGCCGAGAACGAATGTCTCTTTATGTTGAGCCTGAACGGCAAATAAGGCATCTATCAGAAGTTTATTGGTATCCTGACTCTCATCGATAAGCAGAATGGGGTTACGGCCGATCAAGATGTTCTGCATGGTCGGTTTTGTTGTTAAAAAATAGGCGGTGAGATGAATCACTTCGGCATGGTTCAGCGAGTCGCGGCCGAGATTTTCTCCGGTTGGGCTGTAAACGAAGCGTTTAACGTTATCGAGGCTTTGAAGGCGTTTGGTTCTCGAGGCGATTTTTTTTAAGCGGGTTCTTGATGCTACCGTACCTTTTCTCCCTTTTGCTTCTTCTGCTTCAAGCTTTGTGATATCGGTGGTTATTTTCGCGCGAAGCCATTCACGGATATCACGGTTAAGCCCTTCTATCAGAGACCAGGCGAAGCTATGTATAGTCGAAACGTCTATAGTTGGATCAAAATCCAGGCGGCGTTGAATTTCTTCGCTCGCCGCATTGGTATAAGTGATGACAGCGACTCGTTGTCCTTTCAGCCGAAGTTCATCCCCGAAGGTGTCGCGCACATACTGGAGAGCGGATACCAACGACCTTGTCTTTCCTGAACCGGCGCCAGCAAAAAGGAAGAAGCTTTTTGGGGAGCCGAGGTCAAGACATTTTCTGATTTCCGCATCAGCCGACATGTCTATCTCATCGTCGGGAATTATCACTTCCAGCCTGCTCATTCTCCCACCTCCGCTTTTCCAAGAACATCATGCTCTTTACGTTTTAGCTGTTCTGCTAGCCAGACTAACCCTTCGTCAATGTACTGAGGGACCTTCAGCCGATCGATTTCCTCACTAAAAAGGACATCGAGAGCGAATTCGGCCTTTGTCCCATTTTTCAGTGCCTCAAAAATCCTTGTTGCCAACTCGCTGAGATCGGCGGACTCCTTTAGCGCTTCACGAAACTTTGCGATGAGTCCATGACCGTCCAGGTTGGCGAATAGCGCCGGATTTTCATACACGAGGGCATCTTCGAAAGTGTTGGCCACTGCTTCAAGCACTTCTGCAGACTTGAATGGCATGAAAATAGGTGTTTGATACGCCACTCGGATAGCATAGCCGCTTGGTTCGGCAAGCACTTTGCGCTCACTTTTCATGTCGAGGAGTGCATCGAAAGATTCTTCCTTAGGTAGCCACGTTTTCACCGTCTCATTGCGGGCTCGTTGGCCCATGCCTCGTTTCGGAACAACCGCAGTATTGGTGGTGCCGTCTTTGGCGTCAATGTCTGTGATGATCAAGGTATTGATCCCCAGATGTTCAATCAAATTCTTCAATCGGTGTGCATGGCTCCCGCCTATTTCAAGCCATGTGATATAGCTACGCTTTAAGTAAGCATAGGCTTCACGCTCACGAACAAAATGGGGAACGAGAATACGCTCAGCCGGACCTTCCACGAGTATCGCTCCATCGGCGAAGAATAGATCGCAGTGAGTAGCTTTCAAATATCGTTTCACGAAACGTTCGGTTTTGTCTTTGCCATCGAAGACTTCCGAAAGATTGATAACGGAAGTTAAGGGTACGGCACCGCTTTGTGCGAGTGCCGGTAGCCGCCGAAAGTAACGCAAAGACGAAAACTCAGCTTCATGGGTAAGGTGGCTGGAGTGGGTACTGATGATCAGTTGAGTTTGAAGGTGTGGGGAGTCCTTTAGCTTGTCATGTTTTCGCAGAACTCCGTAGGCTTGCTTAATAAAAACCTGCTGAACTTGTGCATGTAAATGCGCTTCAGGTTCTTCAATCAAAACAAGATGAAGCGGTGGAATGAGCGTTTCTTCCGCCCCTTTTGATTTTCCAGCCTTTCCGACCTTCATCCAGTTATCACGAAATGCCATGAGTGCGAAGACGATGGAGACGAGATTTTGGTAACCGAGTCCGTTCGAGTCTTCGGGAAGGCGATGTGCGCCAAAAGAGCCGGTAACATGGGTCGGCACTTCGTATTGCACTGCGGACGGATGATTAAGCCCATCGATAGGCCTGATATTGGTGGTTATGGTCAGCTTGGGGTCGGTAACGCCGGGATAGCCAATATTTTCCAGTTCGGTCAAGGCATCTGAGAAGCAATCTGCTAAACGCGTGCCGAAAGCCGTTTGTGCTTCATGCAATGCCATCAACGCCTGAAGGTCTTTGGGTTCCGGCGTATCGAAAGGATCCAAGTGTTGGCTATAGTAGTTGCGCAGCTGGCTGGAAAGTTTTTTCCCCATTCTGGGTTCAGTTATGTCCTCTCGTGATTCGTTACCCCGCGTATACCCTGTTTGATCGCTGTGCCCAAATCCACGCTGTGCGCTAATCTCGTCGATACGAATAAGACCATTAAACGGATCCCCGCCATCGATGGGGTCACTGTTTTCTGGGAGTGTTTGAGGGGAGGCTCTACCTTTTTCCGGCATGTTCAGTTTTGAAGGATCAAGCAAATAAGCACGGATCTCGAAAGTAGAGCGCATTCTTTGGGCTAAAAACTCCATCATCGAACGTGGCCAAAGTGCAAATGCAGTCGTGGAGCCCGCTTGTTCACCGAATTCTTTGGCTTGTGCCATAACTTCGGCCGCTGCGCGTTTTGCCGTGAGATATTCGTGTTGCAGTGCGTCGGGGTCTTTGGGTTCAAAACGCAGGCGCACACCTATGCTTTCCCCATCCCAATCCAGCGTGGGTAAAATCTTTTGTACGTGATGAAGTTCATTAGGTGGGACGTCGAGCCATACATCCAGGAATGGTGAGAAGCGCTCCCATTGAATCGGTTCTTGAGCATCAGGGGCAGCTTCCCACTGCATTGCTGCTGCATCAATTTGTGGCCAATAAGATAAGGTGAGATCATTGATGGAGAAACCGGAGCGATCAACCAGAAATCGACGGAGTGCAATCATGGCGGATGTTTTCCCGCTGTTGTTTGCTCCGACGAAAATGGTTGTTTCTTCTGAGAAATCTATATGAACTGCTTTCAACTTGCGAAAGTTAGCGATTTCTATGTGTTTTATCCGCATAATTACCCCACGAGATATCTTATTTGTTGAACTGCTAGCGTGGAAAGAGAGGATTATTCCCTGTTTTTCATGTTGGCAGAGTTTTACTCATTAAACCATTAACTTAATACAGGTGTACGAGCATGGCCAAGCCTTGTTTAGAAATCATGTGACCGACCATTCATTGTACGCTTTATATAGACAATTATTCAGGTATTAAGTAAGGCTAACCAAAACAATGGTTTCAAGCTAATTATTATCATGAAAATAATCTCATTGTGGATTTAATGGCTAAGGTTTTAATAAAATAAGCGACAGTCCCCTGCTTAGAAATTCTATGGGGGCGGCTGGCGGCTATAATAACTCTGATTTATGAGGAAATTACCGGGTATATGGTGATCTGAATGAGATCGGGGAAGCCTGCGATCGGGTGTAAACTGGAGTCAGCATTTCATCTTGGCCTTAATTTATGTGTTGCCAACCGTCAGCGCAGGTATCTTTCATGACTCGATCAATCCCAATACAAACAAATTATTGCGATCGTGTGCGCATCGTGGACAATGTTTAATCATGCATTGCATGTATATCAACGAAATCAATAAATCTCATTAGATTATGGGGCAGGGATGGACAGTAATACTCAAGGATTTACATCATACTGGCGTAACTCCTTAGCAGATGCCGAATCTGGCAAAGGGGCATTTGAGCATAAAGATGCAGATAAATTCACCCGGTGGATAGATATCACCACGGGACGGCTGGATGAAGAGAGCGCCCGTGCGTTCTTTGAGGGAGAAGGCGATACGGTTAAAACGGTCGAGGTGATATTGCGGCCAAAAGTCTGGAACCGTCTGCTAAAGCATGGCAAAGCGCGGACGGCAGGCGCGCCAGCTATCATTACACCATTGGTGACTTCAGCACTCCTGAACCGCGAAGGTTTCCTATTCCCCATAGCGCCTGCCACTATCCCTCGTGACCTGCTCGAACCGCTTCCCAAGGGCACCTTCTCTATCGGCGAGATGGAGCAGTATGACAAATACAGAACGACGCACAGTTCATTCACCTTTGGTGTTGATGGCGAACAGGAACGGCGTGAAGAAACCGATGAACAGCGGTCAGAGCGGTGTGCCAGATATCAGCAGTTGTGGCAGAGGTACCTGACCGAGACAAACAATCTTTTGAAAAATGTGGCTGGAAAATGGGTTGACACCCACGAGCAATACGAATTGGCAGGATACGGCTATATTATTAAAGCCAACCAACCCGGTGGGGCCAGCATCCATATTCTTCCTCTGTACGATCATCTGTTGATGTGTAAAAAAGATGTTCCGCTACTATCTCGTTTTGCCTCGATGGCCAGGCCGCTTGTAGAGCCGCTACTTGCCGCTAATGTAAAATTCAGTGAGCGGCTGGGGCATTCCGGGGATGAGTTCCCGCTGGCTATGGCGCAGCGCGATGCTCTGAGCCATTACCTCACCCAGCAGCCGGGTGATATCCTCGCCGTCAATGGCCCGCCAGGAACCGGAAAAACCACTCTGGTTCTCTCTATTATTGCTACTGAATGGGCACGAGCGGCCCTTAATAAAACTGAGCCACCGGTAGTGATTGCTACATCAACCAACAATCAGGCTGTGACCAACATCATTGAAGCGTTCGGTAAAGATTTTGCCATCGGCAGCGGAACAATGGCTGGACGCTGGTTGCCTGAGCTGAAAAGTTATGGTGCTTACTTCCCGTCTTCGGGCCGTAAGGCCGAAGCGGTTAACAAATACCAGACGGATGACTTTTTTAATCGCGTTGAATCCCTGGAGTATGTTGAAGATGCGCGGGTATTTTATCTTGAAAGGGCGAGGATGGCGTTCCCATCGTCGGATTGCAGCTCGCCCGAACGTGTCGTGGCTCTTCTACATGACTGTTTAACCAAGCAGTACGCGCAGCTTAAGCAAATCGAGCTCGCATGGGACAGACTGAGCTGCATCCGCCAGGAACGGAATGCCATCAGCGAAGATCTTGACCAGTATATTCAGGACAAAAGTACGCTACTGCTCGGCAGCACGGATGAGATCACATTTTTAAACCAAGGTAAAAAGCAGTGGCAGCAATATCGCGCTAGTGAGTCGATGATATATGCGTTCTTTTCATGGATCCCTGCTATCCGTACTAAGCGCCATTATAAGATCAAGCTCTTCTTGGACGCTACGTTTGGCCCAAAAATGACCGAGTTCCAGGGGATTGTGCCGGAAGGAATAGACGCCTATATCGACGGTCTTATTGCCCAAGTACAAAAAGAGCAAAGTGGGTATCAACAGCAAATCGATCTTGCTCAGGGCGTTTCCCAACGTGAAAGTGAGGCTGCCCGATGTTGGCACGTTCTGCTCCAGTCATTAGGTCATACGGGCGAGGAGGAGTTTAGTTTAGCTGAAGCCGACGGGCTTGCTGATACACAAATCCGCTTCCCTGCATTCCTGCTCGCGACCCATTACTGGGAAGGGCGCTGGCTGATGGATATGAGCGCTATTGATAATCTTCAAAAAGAAAAAGGTCTTAAAGGGGCTAGAGCGATTAAGGCTCGCTGGCTGCGCAGGATGAAGCTCACCCCTTGTGTAGTGATGACCTGCTATATGCTTCCTCATCATCTGGCCATCAGGGAACATGTTGGTGGGAAAACATTTGAGGGTAGTTATTTATATAACTTTGCCGATCTGCTGATCGTCGATGAAGCGGGGCAGGTGCTTCCAGAAGTAGCAGCTGCTTCCTTCGCGTTGGCGAAAAAAGCGTTAGTGATTGGCGATACGGAACAGATTGCGCCTATCTGGAACAGTTTACCTGCCATTGATATAGGCAATATGGTGGAGGAGAAAGTCCTCCCTGGAGGCACTCAGGAAGAACTGACGGATGCCTATTCTCTGATATGTGATTCAGGTAAAAGCGCTGCGTCGGGTAGCGTCATGAAGATTGCACAGTTTAATTCTCGCTATCACTACGACCCGGATCTGGCGCGTGGGATGTACCTGTATGAGCACCGTCGTTGCTTCGATAACATCATCAACTACTGTAACGCGCTTTGCTACCATGGCAAATTACAACCTAAGCGGGGGAACGAAAAAGAGACTCTTCTTCCGGCGATGGGCTATTTGCATATTGATGGTCTGGGTCAGCAGGCGAATGGTGGGAGCCGTTACAACACTTTTGAGGCTGAGACGATAGCCGCTTGGCTAGCTGTGCATAAAGAGGAAATAGAGCGTCATTACGGCAATTTGCTGCACAAAGTGGTAGGGATCGTTACGCCATTTTCGGCGCAGGTTAACGCCATCAAGGCCGCATTGCATAAGCTCAATATTAACTGCAACGGTGATGACGATTCGCTAACGGTTGGTACAGTGCACTCCCTGCAAGGAGCAGAGAGAGCGCTCATACTCTTTTCCCCCGTCTATTCCAAACATGAGGATGGTGGGTTCATCGATAGCGAAAGCAGTATGCTGAACGTTGCCGTCTCCCGGGCAAAAGATAGTTTCCTAGTCTTCGGTGATATGGATCTGTTTGAGATCCAACCGGGCTCTTCGCCGCGAGGATTGCTGGCAAAATATCTGTTTGCTTCGAATAGCAACGCATTGCAGTTTGAGTTCCAGGAACGTAAAGATTTAAGTGCAAAGCAAACGCAGATATCGACCCTGCATGGCGTGGAGCAACATGATGCGTTTTTGAACCAGACCTTTGACTCCATTGGGAAGAGTATTACCATCGTTTCTCCGTGGTTGACCTGGCAAAAGCTAGAACAAACCGGATTTCTGGCGTCTATGGTCCAAGCACGTTCACGAGGTATTGAAATTACTGTCGTGACGGACAAAAGCTTTAATACTGAACATGCTAATTATGAAAAGCGCAAAGAGAAACAACGGCGCCTTAACGACGCCATGGAAAAATTAAACGATATAGGCATCACTACGAAGTTGGTCAATCGTGTGCACAGTAAAATTGTGATTGGGGACGAAAGGTTACTATGTATAGGTTCGTTTAACTGGTTCAGTGCTGCGCGAGAAGAAAGGTATCAACGGTACGATACATCGATGGTGTACCGAGGCGAGAGCTTGAAAGGAGAAATTCAAACGATTTATACCAGTTTGGAACAGCGTCAATTGCAAGGCTAGTTTATGGCGTAGATACCTCAATTGTTAAACAGGGGCTGACGCTAAAATGATTTTTTTTGGCTGTAATTCTGTGGGGTATTCCCTTCCGCCAATAATATTGGATTGATGAACAAGGCAGGTATACATTGTTTCGCCAGGAAGCGATCGATAATCAGAAAATGAAATGGCGTGGCCGGGCATTGCTGTTGCCCGGCATTCCCTTTTGGCTCACGGCAGGGCTCTGCCTCTTTTTTCTCGTTGCTTTTCTCACCTTCGTTATCGCCGGTACTTATACCCGGCGGCTCAACGTGACCGGAGAGATCAGCACCTATCCCCGCGCGGCCAACGTTTACTCCACGGTT